ATGAATGTTATGGAATTACTTACATCGGCAGTGGAAAAGGATGCGGCGGATATTTTCCTGATTCCCGGCATGCCTTTTTCCTATAAGATTGGGGGCCGGATCATCTATCAGGGAGATGACAGGATCATGCCTGACGAGATGAATGAGATGATTAAACAGATTTATGAACTGGCCAAGAACCGGAGCATGGAAAAGGTGCAGAGCCATGGGGATGATGATTTTTCCTTTGCCATTCCAGGCGTATCCAGGTTCCGTGCCAGCGTATTCCGCCAGAGGGGGTCCCTGGCCGGCATCATCAGGGTGGTACGGTTTGAACTTCCGGATGCCGGACAGCTTCATCTGCCAAAGAGCATTATCGATGTGTCCAGGCTGACCAAGGGAATGGTGCTTGTGACAGGACCTGCGGGCAGCGGGAAAAGTACCACCCTTGCGTGTATCATAGATGAAATCAACCGGACAAGGAATGCCCATGTCATTACCCTGGAAGATCCCATTGAGTATCTTCACAGGCATAAGATGAGTGTTGTTACCCAAAGGGAGATCGTAACGGATACGGACAGTTATGTAAGCGGCCTCAGGGCATCCTTAAGGCAGGCACCGGACGTGATCCTTTTAGGTGAGATGAGGGATTATGAGACCATCAGCATTGCCATGACAGCGGCTGAAACCGGTCACCTGATCCTGTCCACCCTGCACACGGTGGGCGCGGCCAATACCATTGACCGTGTCATTGACGCGTTCCCCCCAAACCAGCAGCAGCAGATACGGACCCAGCTGGCCATGGTGCTGGACGCGGTCATTTCACAGCAGCTGATACCCACATTGGACGGAGGCGTGCAGCCTGCGTTTGAAATCATGTTCCTGAACAATGCAATCCGCAACATGATACGTGAGTCCAAAATCCATCAGATTGACGGCATCATCGCCACTTCCCAGGAGGAAGGCATGGTATCCATGGACAACAGCCTGATCCGGCTTTACCGGGACGGCGTCATATCCCGTGAGAATGCAGTGGCTTACAGCAGCAACAGTGAGCTGATGGAAAAGAAGCTGTCCAGGTAACAGCAGGGATTCACGGGCAGGTTCCGGGCTGATGTACCAGATTGACGTATCAGGCTGATGTACCAGACTGACGTATCAGGCTGATGCGCCGGGCTGATGTACCAGGCTCACGTGTCTGACTGATGTGCCGGGCCGGCTGATTCGTGGAATAAGGATAAGCCTTTCCAGATATACTATATCCAGAGCATGTCTGGAACATACATTCTGTCATGTACATGGCAGAGGAAGCAGATATCCGGGGAAAGGAGTCTTAAATGAAAGTTGATAAACGGAAAGTAGTAATTGTGGGAACAGGAATGGTAGGCATGAGTTATGCATACAGCCTGCTCAACCAGTCTGTGTGCGATGAAATGGTGCTGATAGATGTGAATAAGAAGAGGGCGGAGGGGGAGGCAATGGATCTAAATCACGGCCTTGCTTTCGCCAATGCCAGCATGACCATATATGCCGGTGAGTACGGGGACTGTTCGGATGCGGATATTGTGGTGATTTGCGCAGGTGTGGCCCAGAAGCCGGGAGAGACCAGGCTGAATCTGCTTAAGCGGAATGCGGAGGTGTTCCGTTCCATCATAGACCCTGTGACATCATCTGGCTTTAACGGAATTTTCCTGGTTGCGACCAATCCGGTGGACATCATGACAAGGATAACATGCACCCTTTCCGGTTTTAATCCAAGGCGCGTGCTGGGCAGCGGAACCGCCCTGGACACAGCCAGACTGCGTTACCTTCTGGGGGATTACCTGAAAGCGGACCCAAGGAATGTCCACGCCTATGTCATGGGCGAGCACGGGGACAGTGAGTTTGTGCCGTGGAGCCAGGCCCTGCTGGCCACCAAACCCATACTGGAACTCTGCAATGAGTCCGGGGATGAGGCATGCAGGGGAAGGTTTGAGGAGATAGAAGAAGAGGTGCGCACCGCTGCCTATAAGATAATTGAAGCCAAGAACGCCACCTATTATGGAATTGGGATGGCCCTGACCAGGATTACAAAAGCAATCCTTGGGGATGAACACAGCGTGCTTACCGTGTCAGCCATGCTCAGGGGGGAATATGGACAGCGGGACGTATATGTGGGCGTGCCCTGCATCATCAACCAGAACGGGATCCAGCGCGTGCTTCCGTTGTCCCTGACAGAGGATGAGCTGGATAAGCTGGGCAGGTCCTGTGATACGCTGAGGGAGAGCTTTGACGGAATCTTTTGAGGATAAGGGTGGTGAAGCGGAGGAATGTCCGGGTCCCGGGCTGACTGAAGCGTGGGTGTAATAAGACATGGGAGTTGACAAGGCTTGGGAGTCAATAAGACATGGGACCTGATCAGGTCATAAATGAGAGGAGCCGGTACGATGGGGGACAACGTACCGGCTTGGTATGGAAAATCTATATCAAAAGGAGTGTTTCCTTGTTTATGACTACAGTATACAGGACGTTTGTGACCAAAGTTTGAGCAGACTATAAATTAAATGTGAAATACTTTACGGTTTTATTGTTATCAGCCGCATAAATTCTGTCGGTATTCCGGAGTGGGAATCTGGCGGACCTTGTGAAAGGGACCGGAAGGATTGGCTTAGATCCCGCAGGGATTTTGGTTCCTGCAATCCACATCCAATTAACAGGATATCCACATATTTATCCACATTATCCACCGGAAGTACAAGATATTTGGTGTTGATATTGTGTTTATCTATATCTGGTAGGATCAAAAATGTGGATAAGTATAAAAAAGATATGTATATTAATCCTGTTTCTGGGGCATACTATCCCATATATCACGTAATTAAGAGGTAGTATGCTATGAATGACAATAAGGATAAAGTTCTTTTTTATATAAAAGAATTTACAAAGAGACATGGGTACACACCCACAACATATCAGGTATCAAATGAATTATATATGCCCCAGGATAAGGTTTCCTCCATTGTGGAAGCCCTGAAGGCAGAAGGCGCCATACAGATCCACAGGCCGCTGACCTGATTATCCCTTCTTATATGGCAGTAATGCAGCAGCATGGTTTGAGTCCGCTTTAAGTTAATTAAGTTTAATAAAAACTTTTTGAAATTTATTGTTGACAAATTTCTCCCCTCATGATAATATATACAAGGTTCGCGTGAGCGGAACGAAATAAAAGCTGCTGTGGCTCAGTCGGTAGAGCGTCGCATTGGTAGTGCGGAGGTCACGGGTCCGATTCCCGTCAGCAGCTTTTCCTTAAAACCTTGTAGACACGTAGAAAACAACGTATTTGCAAGGTTTTTTCATGTTTTTAAATAGCACTTCCTCTATCTTACACGGAGGAAGTTATTATAATATTTAAGATATATGCAACACGATGCAACACGGAAAATATGCTATTTATTACATGCTGTTTAATTTTTCAAAGTGCTTATTGATTTTTTTGTTCTGCCGGACAGATTCCAGGTCAATCACATTTCTGTAGACAGCTTTCATAATATTGTCACTGGCCCATCCCCCCCGCTGCAATATATATTGGTCCGGTACACCTATGGCGTGCATAATAGATGCAGCATAATGCCGTAGGTCATGGAAACGAAAATGCGGTACATCAATCTTTTTAAGCACCCGCCCAAATCTATGTGTGATATAATCCGGGTTCATGTCAACTAATTTCCCTTTTTTACCCGATATCCGGTCAATTACAAAGGCTGGCATTTCTACGTCCCGTGTGCTGTCATCCGTCTTTGGCTGTTTGATATACCATTGATTGTCTGGCCCCTTTACCATATTGTCTCTTACGTGGATTATCCTTCCATCCACGTTTTTATCAGTTAGGGCACTTATTTCTCCGCGCCTGAGTGGTCCAAAGGCTGCTAGTAAAACAGCTATTTCTAAATCAGTACCTTTGATTGTCTCCAGCAGCTTTTTAATATCATTGTCATTGGGGCAATATAATTCAGGACGTTTTTTCTGAGGCAGTTTAACTTTTAGAGTTAAATCCGGTGCAAACATCTCCAGGGATGCAGATAACAGGCCATAGGCATTACGGACCGTCTTTGGAGAGAGTTGTTTTGAAGCCAAATCACTTATCCATATCTGTACAGATGGATTCGTTAGTTCTGAGAGCCGTTTACGCCCAAATGCTCCGCCGAAATACTGTCTTTGCATACCAGTGTACCCTCTAAGCGTAGAAGGGCTTAAAACGCCGCTCTTGACGTTCAAATAGCGTTCAATAGCATCATTGACTGTAATATCTTCGTCCTCGTCCTCATCCGGTTCATTGTATTGCTCTATGGGCTTATCTTTCATATCTAATTTCCATCGATTAGCCATTTCCTTTGCTTCCTTGCGTGACGTGGCAACAAAGCTTTTGTAATGCCGCTTGCCTTTATCATCTGTATACAGATATACTTGCACTCGGACATTTCCAGACGGCAGTACTCCTTTTTTCTTTTTCGGGGCTTTTGTAGTCATTTTCCTTTCCTCCTTCAATTAATTTTCCTAAAAATAGGTATAAAAAATACAGCTCCGCAAATATCTTGCAAAGCCGCCCCGAAGATGGTACAATATAGGTGCGAATTATAGTGCATATCTTCGGGTATGTAGGCCGGTTCCTGTTGGCGCAGGGGCCGGTTTTTGCTTATTTCAAACCAAATTGCGCTTTTGAAGTCAATTTTCCATTTGTAAAATACATCGTTGCATTAGCCCCTGATGAATCATCTCCATACCATATGTATGCGGTAGAATTAATGTCTAAAATATTAGTTTCTGCCATAGGTTCTCCTTCTCCACCAATTATATTTACACATTCTTGGTATGTCATTCCAGTAGTACATTGATTATATTCATTCAGTGTTATGTGATAACTGTAAGTGCGTGGCCATGATGAAAATATCCCAATGCCCCATAAAGTTATAAATAAAACCGTAAGTATAATTCGCATTGATTTTGTGCCTTTTTTGTAATACCACATTAAAAACAAACCTAAAGGCATACAACAAATAAAAAGCATTAGAAGATAAAACCAATCCTTTTGATAGAATTTATAATCTTCAGTAGAATGTTCAATAATTTCTAATTCTGGATTATTTTCTTGTATTAGTTCAATAGTTCTTCTTATTTTATCATTTGCTTTATGATTAAAGTCAAAACGTTTTACATTATTTGAATCATAAACAAAATCCAGATATCCACCACCTACGCCAATTTGAAAATAGCAATACTCAATTTTTTTTAAATCTGAGTAAGAAATTTTTGTAGAATTCCCAAACAAGTTTATAATTTTGGACTCTTTTTTTCCTACAAATAACTCTTGCGAAGCGCCCTTAATGCTCATGAACATCCTCCGTAATGTGCATCAGACTCAATATCTTGTACATCATCTTTTTCAAAATCATTTCCTTCTAAGTGCCTCATAACATGCCAGAATCTTTGTCTTTGAGATTCCGTGGTTGCATTTTTATCTAAAAATATAGTAACGGTTCCATCCTCATTAGGCGTTACGGCCTCATGTATTTTTCCTGACGGAAAGCTAATCAATTGGACGTTGTAGTCAATCGACATTGCCTCGTTCCTTTCTTTTCAAAGCTAAAAGCATACTATGAACAGTTTCTAAATCTTCCGGCTCTGCATCTTTAGCAGCATCAAATAATAATCTCAACTCCCTATTTTCAAAAATATCCTGAGCAATAGCGGCAGTCTCCTCGTTTAAGTAATACTTTGGACTATCCTCTTTTTCTTCTCCATTCATAAGGTAGTCAGCTGTAATTTTAAAATAGTCACATACAATTTTTTGGAGTTTTGGGTTACATTTAGTTCTTTTCTTTTTCCATGTGTATATAGTAGATTCTGATACGCCTGTTTCTTTACAAAATTTGTAAATTGTCATGCCGTGTGCATCTAGTAATTTTTCAAATATTTCGTACATAATACCACCTCTCATTGTATTTTAAAAATACATCGTCAAAACGCAATAAAAACTATTGACTACTGTGGTATATGGTGGTATAGTATGTTTATACCTCGGTATAACACAGTAAATCATAAAGAGGATATTCGGTTTGGTGATGTACCTCGTCTGGTAAACAAAGTATATCACTAAACCGAAGTAAACGCAAGTATTATTTTATAGAAAGGTGGGATTGTTTTGCCAAAAATGTTTACGTGTGAAGAAGTGGCGTCTCGTTACGCTGTACAGGTCATTACTGTATGGGATTGGATTCGCAAAAAAAAGTTATCAGCAATCAAGATTGGTAGGGAGTACCGGATAAGTGAAGATGATATAAAAGCGTTTGAAGATTCCAGGCGCACGACCAACAGTATTTCTCAAAGTAGGAGGTGAGGAGGTGGAGAATGAAAAAATCATTTTTATGGACAAAGGAGCTTTAGCATTAGATTTAAATAGAGATAATGCTACTTCGATTCTTTGCCAAGCTATGATGGACGAAACTGTGAGATTGAGGTCATGTATTTGGAAAAAGGAAAGAGATTCCATAAGGAAGTTTCTTATAGAATCTTTTCAAATAATTTATTCAAATATTCAAGATAAGTAAAATCAAGAAATGCATTAAGGTGATAAGCGATAATTGAACCAATCAACCAGTAAATACCAGTCAGGATAACATTAAAGATGAAAGGCAAATGTATATTTTTCGTTTGCACCCAATGTGTGGGTAAGAATAATATGTGGATGGGAAAAATTGAATGTTTTAATCTATTCCTAAAAGTTCCAATTGTGATAAGAAATATTTTTTCAACCTCTAATTGATATTTTTTTCTATCACAAAGATAAGCAACATTTGCTAAACAACGTTGCTTATATCCTCCCTTATTTTCATCATAATAGGTTGGGTATGATGTGCCTGCTTGTTTGAATATTTCGTCAACCTCTGGTATGTAAGATGACATTTCTTTGCCCGAGGTAAATCGACCATAAAGCCTTTTTGATTTTAAATACCAGTACATATTTGAAATTATGCAATATACCCAAATACAAATGCATATGATAATGAGTTTCATTAGTTTGCTCCTCATAAAACGATATAAAAATTATATCATGTAATGAATAAAATGAAAAGTATATCAATTTTTCTTAGAGTAGGAAGTGATAGAAAATGTACATATCAACAAAGCGATGGCAGCAGATGGAGAAAAGAGTCGCTGACCTTGAACACAAAAGCCAGCGACAGGATTCTACTTCTCTATCCTTGATGAAAGATGCTTTAAAAGATGCTTTTCAATTTCCCGTTCATCAAGGCGAAGAACTCCCGACTCTTCAAGCAGACTTAAAATTGACTGGGTTGATAATTTCACAGACACAGAAAGACAATTAAGAATCATTTTTGAAAATATTTCTTCTTGTGTCATATCATCGTTTAAGTCAGCCAATATACATTGCTGGATAGACGATTGCTCACGTTTTAGCATATCATCAACAGCTAGATTGAGTGCTTTGACAGTAGTTTCTTTCATTAGATTACCCCGTATTTTCATACTCGGCGCTGCAACGCCTGTATTTAAATTATAGAGTAGAGGGGGAGGAATGACAAGATAATGATTTTTATTTCTTAGAGTAGGAGGTGAGATGGTGAAAGCTGCATGGAATATCAATGGAATATTTAAAGCAGATGCCGAAAAAGTTTCGGATGAATTATCAGCAATTAAGTGTACACCATCCAATGTGGTAGAACATGCCAGGAATCCAAAAACAGAATTACATAAATGTTTTGAATGGAATGATTCTATAGCTGGGGAAAAATACAGAGAACATCAGGCACAACAAGTAATACGTAATCTTGTAATCATTAAAGAAGAAACTGAAGAAAAAACACCCATAAGGTTATTTTACAATACCGGAGATAGGACGGGAGAATATAAGCCTGTACAACTGGTGATGAGGAAAGAAGATGAATATAAGAGCTTGTTAAATAAAGCACAGGAAGAATTAAGGGCATTTAAAAAGAAATATAACTGTTTGGCAGAATTAGAAGAAATTCTTTCATTAATTAGTTAACGGTAATAATTGGTCTGCTAAATTGGCAATATATTGTTTTGTCATGGACAAAAAATCAAAAAACAGCACATTATAGAACATAACATAAGACAGCAAAATATTGCCAATTTAGCAGACCAACAAACATCATGATTTTTCTGACCGTATACATATTGGAATTAACCAATAAAAAGAAAAATACAGTACAGCAAAATAAATTACTGCACAGAACAATAAATATTGGATATAATTCCAATATTTATGCGGTCAGATATAGGAGGAAATGTGAATAAAAAAGGAGAAAATGTTATAACCTTAGAGCCGATTAAAAAATGCAAAATTAAGATTGCGTTAGTAGGAGATTCGGATTTGATTTTGAACAAGAAAGCAAGGTCATATGAAGAATTGGAAATATTTAAGCAATCACATCCGAAGGGAACCAAAATTCCTAAGGAGTTGCAGCAACCTTATAACCTTTTTGAAAAATTAATTACTTCTATTACATGGGAAAATAAAATTCCGGTGTATGATGATTATTCCATGTACACAAAAGAAATGTGGGAAGAATTAATTTATTCAAACCGTCCGTGTATTTTATCAAAAGCATTTAAGGATTCTTTTATGGAAGCGTTTATTTCTTTAGGCTATAAAGAAGCCACAAGTAGGAATGGTACAGACTTTAAACGTTCTGTCAATATTTCCAATTGGAAGAATCCAGTGGATATTACATCGGCTACATTCAGTCAGCATTTGACTCCAAACACAGGAATCACAAAAACCAATGTTATTGCTCAATATAATGTTTTTTCTGGATGGAAATGTGAAATTGAAATATCCCACATTGATTATATATTCGCAACAGATACAGTACTTGAAATTATAAACAATGCTGGTGAGTTTATTGGAATAGGAACACGCAGAGCAGAGGGATTTGGCAGATATCATGTTGAATCAATAAATTAAATGCCCCGGCGGTGCTGACACACCAACCGGAGCCGTAACCACATTACCCAAACTAATGCGGATACAGGAATATTTTACCATTTTCTCCTGTATTACGCAAGCACAGGAGGAAAATATTTATGAACATTGAAAACCAGAAGGACAAGCAAACATGGGAAGGGCTGGAACAGTATTTTGCTGTAGAGGTAATAGAGCAAGCCAAGAAAAGCAGTAACCGATGGTTTCATGCGTGGGTTATCACTTTTGTTATTGGATTAGCTGCATTTATAGGCACTAATGCTTATTGGATACACATATTCCAGTCTTATGATTATATAACCCAGGATGGCACCGGACTGAACAACATCAACACAGGAACACAAGGAGATTTAGAGAATGGGACAGAAAGCCAGGATTAAGAAGAACGGCAAGAGCCGTGGGATTAAGAGAAAGAGAAGGAGATAAACAATGTACATTAATCCGTTTGTAGCAGGAGTCATTTGCACTATTTTAGGAGAGATGTTAGCTGTTATAGCAGTTGCGGTTTATCAATATTTAAAAAGGAGGAAGTAGGTAGTTATGATGCAATGCGAAAAATGCGAATATGTATGCGACACACCGTTAGGAAGCTATTGTACATTAACAAATGAGCCGCTGGAAACAACATCTTGTCACTACAATGATTTACCTGAATATGATGCGGCTGAAGTGATTATGTTTAGCAGAGATTAGTACGCAAAATTAACATTTCCGGGAGAATCGGAGGAAGGAAGCAAGATGGCAGATATTAGGATTGAACATGGGCATGGTATCATCTACGAATGCCCGGAGTGTGGGCATGATGTTGAACTGGGGCAGAATTATTGCCAGGATTGCGGAGAGCCGCTTGAGTGGAAAGAGGACTATGAGTAACCAATAATAGGATTTGAGAAAGGACTGTAGCGAATGGAAATTGAAAAGGCAATAGAAATTGTTAGCAGAAAAACAACAATCCCTAATGAGGGTGAAAGTTTTTCTGATATCGAAGAAGCATATAAAATCGCCATAGTATCTATGCAAAAGGATGTCTATAAGAGATGTGCGTATGATAAGGGATTTTATCCATGCCCTAATTGCGGCACATCAACTACGGAAGATTGTGCGAATACAGGACGTTGCAGCACATGTGGACAGGCGATAATACACTAAACTGAGATAAGCAATATTAACATTTGGAGTAGGAACTTTTATGAGAAACAGGGTATACGTGGAAAAATATAAGCAATATGGAGAATTTATTGGACTGGGAACGATGTATGAAGAATTGAGAGACGGTGTGGGTCAATATACTACACTTATTATAAAACTAGCTGATGGCACATTTGTGGATTTACTGCCTGAAGAAGTTAAAGCGGTAGCTGATTACACATAATTAAAACTTTTGGGAATAAAAAAGAGCCTTGCGGCCCTGCGTTCCCTGTTATTTAATTTGATTATAGCAATTTTTTGGGAATTATACAATAGCAATATTTAAGATTTTGAAAGGATAAAGCACATGGCGAAAATAAAAATCGATATGGAGCATGTAATCTATGAATGTCCTAAATGCGGTGGCGAGGTAGAGATGGAGCAGTGCTATTGTCAGGACTGTGGAGAAGCGTTGGAATGGGTGGAGGAGTAAAGTGAAACTGACATTTTGGTATCTATTCCCCTTGCGGGATGATACATACAACGGTAATGATTACAGGTCAGATTGCTAATATGTCACGACATACTTTCTGACCCTGGGCCGGGACCCATCAAACCTCCTTTACCCGGCCCGAAAGGAGGGATTATTTGAAGAATAAGCGAACTGTTAGTGAAGAAGTTCAAGCAAGAGTATATAATGCGCTCCTTGTAGGGAAGGAGAATGCATTGAACAGAGATGAACTGGTATCCAAGATAGGGGAATCGGATAGAGATATACGAACCGCCATTGAGATATTAAGGCATAATAAAGTGATTCTTACATTGCCAACAGGGAAAGGTTACTATATACCCCGTGACGATGCACAGGGACGGCAAGAAACAGAGAAATGGCTTGTCAGCCAGAATAATAGGACTAAGAGCATAAAGGCAGCAGAACGTGGAGCACAGCTGTTTATAAGCCGGAACAAGAAAAAAGACAAAGATATTCCCGGTCAGATTAGTATGTTTGGAGCTGGGTTATGAGAGATAGTGTTGTATTTTATCGTAGCTTCTGGGAAGCCATTAAGCAACTGCCGGAAAAAGAAAGATTGGAATCTCTTACAGCAATCTTAGAATATGGACTTGATGAAATAGAACCTAAATCAGCAGGTGTTGCATCAGCAATGTTTTTAATGGCAAAACCACAAATTGATGCGAATAATCGTAGATACCAAAACGGAACCAAGGGTGGTAGGCCAGTAACCAAAACAGAACCAAACAATAACCTAGAATCCAATTATAATAAACCAAGCGATAACCAAACCATAACCAAAGCAAAACCTAAGGAAAAGGATAATGTAAAGGAAAAGGATAATGTAAATGATAATAATAAAAAAACATTTACTCCACCTTCGGTGTCGGATGTGTCCGATTATTGCAATTTGAATGGATATGGCATTGACCCAGAGAGTTTTGTTGATTTTTATGCATCAAAGGGATGGATGGTTGGTAAAAACAAAATGAAGGACTGGAAAGCCTCGGTGAGGACCTGGGTGAGAAGCCAGCGGCAGGAATTGACCGCCAAAGGCAGTAAAAACCAGTTTCACAATTTTGACCAACGAGACACCGATTATGATGCATTGATGCTAAAACAGGTACAGGACTGGGTAGGAGAGAAACAGGATGAAGGAAATACATAAAAAAATACTGATGTTTGCAAATCGGTATTTAGCGGAGGGAAAAGCATGGGACATAATTGGTTGAGCAAAGGTGATCCGGTATATTATAAGTGCGCCATTATGGGATTACTGGAAGAGGCGCGAGAGAATGGTTTAGACATATCGCTTGGAAAAGACGGCACGAAAACCAAGTTGTATTTTAAAAGCAGAAACCCAGAAGAATGTGCCGAAGCAGTGATATTTAGCACGGATTTTGAAAAGGAGTAAACCATGAAATGTGTACTGAAATATCCAGGAGCAAAGAACCGCATTGCTGACTGGATATGCGGATATATACCACCGCATGAAGTGTACCTGGAGCCATACTTTGGAAGCGGGGCCGTGTTTTTTAACAAAACTCCGGCCAGAATCGAAACAGTGAATGACCTGGATGGGAATGTAGTCAACTATTTTAGAGTTATCCGGGAGAGGCCACAGGAGTTGATGACCCAGCTGGAGATGACGCCCTATAGTAGGGATGAATATTATGGTTCCCGTGAAAATTTAGATAAGGATACGGATATAGAAAAGGCAAGAAAGTTTGCGGTAAGGTGTTGGATGGGGTATGGGGCCAGTAACTCCTATTTCAGCGGATTCAGGAGTAGCCAACAAACCAGAAGCCCTTATACCACAAAAGAATGGAGAAATTTGCCGGAGAGATTATTGGCAGCTGGGGAACGTTTAAAGAATGCGCAGATTGAGAATCTGCCAGCAATAGAACTGATTAGACGGTATGATACGCCGGATGTATTTATGTATGTTGACCCTCCTTACTTACATGGGACACGGAAAAATTATCTTTACCGGTATGAGATGGAAGACGATGAACATATTGAACTGTTGAAACTGCTTGTGGAGCATCCGGGAAAGGTACTGCTATCTGGCTATGACAATGACCTGTATAACCAGATACTTATAGGATGGAGGAAGGTTAGCAAGAAGACACAGGCAGAGGCTGGGATACCCAGGGTTGAAACTTTGTGGATGAATTATGAGATAGGTCAGGTAGAGTTACCGTTGGGCCTGTAAATCGTTATAAAGAAGGTGCGAAATGAATCTTAGTCCCACAATGATGCAGGTTACAGAACAAATGGAATTGCACGGTGAACTGATAAGATATCCTGGAGGATTTTGGTCTTGGCGAGACGTCGAAATCAAACGCGAGATTCCTGTATGGTATTGTGACGTGAAAACTCTTAGAGCACTGGGAAAAAGAGGTATTGTCAATCTTGATGAAACCAAGAAAATTTGTAAGCTAAATCGATAGCTGGCACATCGGCTATACGGTGCAAGGACGAACGAGGGACCTTGTAAAAAAATCTCTGGAGCAAAAACCAGATAGACAATAAAAAAGAGGGTGAGCTGATAACGCGCCGAGAAAGCAACGGGAGCGCCATGCCAAAGTTGGACGGCAGCCGGGGCCGTTGATTGGGCCAAAGCCAAAGCTGGAAGCCAGTACCGGCAATTATTCAAAAATCGGTATTTGGAGGAGGAATGAACGTGGATAGATTAACGATACCAGACGAGCCTATAGAGGGCGGAATGAGGCGGTCAGTAGTTGATGCAAGGGCAGTCAAAGAACGGGCTATGACAATATACTGGCGGCTTAAAGCCTATGAGGATACCGGCCTGGAGCCGTGTGAAATTCCGGTATTATTGGATAGGCTCAAACGTGCGAGCGAGCAGTGGAATATCTGGTGTGATGCTTACCAGAAGGATGTACCTGTATGGGTACCGGTAACGGAGCGGTTGCCAGAAGGTGGTCAGGATGTCCTGGTATGTACGGGTAACGGGTGGATTTTGGTAGCTTGGTATGGTACTAATGGACAAAGTTGGCACATAACTCCAACGGGGATTACTCATGATGATATCATTGCCTGGATGCCATTACCGGAGCCGTACAGGCCAGAGGCACCGCGAGAAGCCGGGGCCGAAGCTGTCCAGGGTGCGGAGGTGCCGGTATTGCATCCGGCAACGTAAATTAACATTTGGAGGGAAAAAATGATTAAAGAATATATCAGCACCCCCCAGGCAATAGCATTAGCTGTCATGGCTTTTGCCTGGGGGTTAAAGACACCGGTTAGGAACGAACTATTATTAAATGCGATTAACATACTGTGGGTTACAAGTATAGTTATCATGTGGGTATTGATGTAATTAATAGCTGAGATTAGGATTTCCGGGACCGCCGGAGGAAGGAACAGCGTATGGGAATTGATTTGAGCAGATTTAAGGTAATCCATGGAGATAAAGTGTTAAATGCAGTAGCGCTTATGGAAGCAAGGATGCCGGAAGGGACGTGGGAAAATAGAGAGATTGTTATTAAACCTAAAATACTTGAAATTTTGGCTATTAATGAGGATGGGAATATTATTTCTATCATGGATGAGGCGTGGACATTCCAGTTTCTTCCCATAGTCTCAAATTAAAATTTAACCAGGAAAGAGGGAAAAACAGATTTGACTATAGAAATTAACGAAGAGGAACTACAAGAATGGGCGGTAAACCAGATTAAGAAGCGCATGGGAGATAGAATTAATACTCTAATGCGGGAATGGGATTGGGAAGATTACATGAGAACAGCCGTAGATAAGGTGGTAAGAGAAAAGGTTACTGATGAAGCGATTAAAAGTCTTATGAAAAATATAGACAAGGATAATGTGATTAAATCGGTCAGTGACCGCATTGCGACAGAAATAGCAGATAGTCTTCAAAACTGATATTTCCGGGGAGGAGAATATGGAATTTTTAAGTGAACATTGGGTTCTTATTTATGGGATGTTTATGTATGGTATGGGACTGCTAACTGGCTCTATCAAAAAGAAACGTTAATTAAAAAGTTAAGGAGGAAGTAGGAGTGAAAGCTAAGAAGCCGTCAGAATGGCAGAAGGACAATATTCGTATACTGATAGAAGAAGCCAAGATAAGAAACAACTTTGATGATAATGAGCTGGCCTTATATTTGGGGTTTTGTACAAGCTCGTTTAGAGAGCGTAAAGCCAACCCTGAAAAACTGACAATAGAAAAATTACAGATACTTCTGCAATTGACCGGGAAGGAGATGAAATTTGTTGAAACAGCTTGAATACATACCTGTTGGCAAAACACACTTAAGCCCACGGCAGAAAGACCGTATGATTATTCGTGGCTTAACCGCTGTGGTGATGGTCTTAAGCGGATTGTTGGTGATATGTCTGGCGGTGATATTATGAGCCGCCGCCGGAATGGAACCAACCGGGCCGGGGCAATGGTGAATGCCAGCCGGTACACCGGATATGGTAAGCCAATAAAAAAGGTCGTCAGCCTAGCAGGGCTAAACGACCGAATACAAAAAACAACTCAATCTGATTATATCAGAGATTATGGAGGTTTTCAAGATGGAAGAAAGAATGGTTGAAATTCCTGTTGATGAATATAGAAAGCTTATTGAACTTGAAGGTCGGGTAAATGCAGCTCTGATTTTTTTGAATACCGATGAATATGCACAGCGTAATGTACTGGTCGGTATTTTGAGAGGCGTAAAGGTTAAAGCCCCTATGGATAAAACGCATGATGAATAATTCAAAATGCGATTCCTGCGGATATTTCCTTGACCCGGATAGATGGAAAGTATGCGATAAATGCAATAAGAAAGCCACAAAGCGGAATAAAGAGCATTACAAGGAGGTTATAAAACATGAATCTGGAACACAAGATGATTGATGGTACTGCAATGGTATCTTATCTCCGAGATAGACAAAGCCACTTAAGCATAGGGAGTGTTGCCAGAAAGGAGATTGAAATGGCTGTCATCTATATAGTTGGAACGCTCATGAAGGAGGAAAAAGATGGGGAATCTTGACTTATACGAAAAGGTCCGTTCCGTCCCGGATAGCGCCAAGAAAACCATTAAGGGAGGCCGTACCAGCGGTATGACTGATATTAACCCCATGTGGCGCATAAAAGTCCTTACTGAGCAGTTTGGCCCATGTGGGATAGGATGGTACTACATACCTACACGAAAGTGGTTAGAAACATCGGGCAATGAGATAGCAGCTTTTGTGGATATCGAATTATACATAAAGGTTGACGGGGAGTGGTCTAAACCAATTCCCGGAAACGGCGGCAGCATGTTTGCATCAAAAGAGAAATCCGGCATATACGTTTCGGACGAATGCTATAAAATGGCAACCACAGATGCTATATCGGTAGCGTGTAAGCAGCTTGGAATTGGTGCTGATGTTTATTGGGATTCAGATAGAACTAAATATAACAAGCAGAATAGTCCAGATTTGATTACTGAATCTGATATCAATGAAATATTCCTGGAGCTGAAACGGACAGGAATAGGGATTAAAAATGTGCTATCAAAGTATGGACTGACTGATATCCATGATATGACTAATTCCCAGGCAAATGAAACAATTAAAAAGCTGAAAGAACATCCAGATAAGGAGTTAGTAATGCAGCCACCGAATGATATGCAGGATAGTGAACTACCATGGAATGACCCAAAGAGGTGATTATATGCATGAGGCAGCAGACATAATAGCATACAAGCTTGTTCCAGAGGGAACGTATCTAAAGATATTTATTCCTGGAAAAAATCTTATGGAACCAATCGTTGATAAGCACATGAATAGATGCAGTGTATGGCTTGACGATGGTAGACATATAAGTGCAGACCAGCGCAAAAAGATTTATGCCACAGTTAATGACATCTCCGCCTATTCCGGGAACGTGCCGGAGGTTGAGAAAGAATGGCTTAAGTATTTACACATCAACCGGACCGGATGCGGATACTTTTCTCTGTCTGATTGCTCTATGGATACTGCCAGGGAATTTATCAATACCATGCTGGATTATGCGCTGGAACAGGGAATACCATTGTTGGATTTCGCCCTTAACCGTACCGATGATATAGGACATTATCTGTATGCATGCTTAAAACTTCGGAAATGTGCTATATGCGGTCGAGAGGGTGAAATACACCATGTAGACACAATTGGCATGGGCAATGACCGGAGGAAGGTTGATGATTCGGAGTACCGGAAAATATGCTTATGCCGGCAGCACCATACAGAAGCGCATAGCATTGGTATGACAGCGTTTGAGGACAGATATAAGGTATACGGAATCAAGTTTGATAACTGATAATCAGTAATATCGGTATTTTACAGAGAAAGCAGGTGTAGCATGGTAAACAGTGCAATTTATGAAAAAGTTACATATAAGCAAATTGATGATATGAAACACGCCCTAGGATTTGACAAAAGGAAGGTGCGCGGAACAAAGCATAGGCGATATGAGCCATACCGAAACTATTTCAATACAGGGGAGTGCGATGTTGAGGATTGGGAGCAGCTTGTCACTATCGGATTTGCCACAAAGAGCCGAGATAATTGGTACCATGTGTCTGATGATGGCCGGATATTTTTGGAGCGGGTAACGGGAGTCAAGTTTCTCCCATAGAGTAACTAGATTAGCATTTAGCTGCTGGCTGCTGAGTGCCGGAGAAAGAAGGAAAATATGATGAAATTAGCAGATACAGTAGAAGGAATGAACAGTGCGGATTATAAAGAAAGATTTAAGGCTGAATATGAACAGTTAAAAATCAGATTTATTGGTTTGATGAATATGTGCGGAAAGTGGGACAGAGACGAATTGACATTTGCGCCTACTTGTCCAAGGAGCACCTACGAATTGCAGTTGAAAGCAATGAGGAATTATCTGGCAATTCTTGAAATGAGAGCAGTTATGGAAGGTATTGAACTGGATACAAGCGTATCTTCTTGTGATTAGAATTAAGGTTTCCGGGAGAGCCGGAGGAAGGGAAAAACATGGAAAAAATAAGGTGCAGTGAATGTGAACACTGCAAGGAGTATAGACGGCTGGGGAACAGCAGGAGCAAGTACAGTTGTGGGCATCGGGACCAGATATACATTCTGGATTATTTCCAGGATCACAAGATACAGAAGATGACTGGGTTCCTTTCATTTGGCAAGCCTGGAGAGGTTCCGGTCAAGACCTCTCCTGCATGGTGTCCGCGTAAACGGCAGAATTAATACTTTTGGGAATAAAAAAGAGCCTTACGGCTCTGCCCGACGTTTTCACTAGCGGGTGTGGAATTTCAACCACACAAGGGTCTGCTGGCGGCTTTGCGTTCCCTGTTATTTAATTTGATTATAGCAATTTTTTGGGAATTATACAATAGCAATATTTAAGATTTTGAAAGGATAAAGCACATGGCGAAAATAAAAATCGATATGGAGCATGTAATCTATGAATGTCCTAAATGCGGTGGCGAGGTAGAGATGGAGCAGTGCTATTGTCAGGACTGTGGAGAAGCGTTGGAATGGGTGGAGGAGTAA